CGGCAGCGAGGTGGCGGGTCATCGGGTCACCGTCACGTTGCCGGTGCTGGCCGCGGACAGCCCGCGGGGTGACGTGTACATGAGCCGGCCGCCGTCGGTTGCTTCCCAGGTGACGTTGTTGACGGGCCCGGGGATCGTGGTGCCTTCGAGCGCGGCGGGCACGCGCATCACGCGGGACACGATCGACTGGACAGCGGCGACCGTCGCGAGCGCGGTAGCGAGCCAGCCGCCGAGGCGAAGCGCCCACGGGTCGGGGAGCAGCGGCACGACCTCGACGGCGAGGACAGTGAACAGGGCGACGAGGTAGGCCAGGATCGCCGGGAGCGACCCGAGCACGGTACGCGCCCAGCCGAACAGGCGGGCGAGAGTGTCGGTCATGGCTGGTGGTTCTCCTCTGTTAGCAAGGGTCGGGTAGGTCATCAAACCGGCGGTCGATGCGACCGGTGAAGATCGACACCCGGTTCTCGTCGGCGCCGAGCTCGGTGCCGAGGTCGTTGAACGTGTCGACGAAAATGGCGTGGATCTCTTCGCGGACCACGTCGTCTCGGTGGCATTGGTCGCGGCGCACGTCGGCTTCGCGCCAGAGCCCGAACGCGACGGCGGCGACCAGCAGCACCCACGACACGACAACAGCGATGGTGGCCTTGCCGATGATGTTGTCCATCAGACGCCTTCAAGTTGGGTGAGCCGCAGGGCGTGTTCGTATAGCTGGTGACGGACGTCGGAATGGCGTTCTTCGAGGCGGGCGATGCGCCGGTCTTGTCCGGCCTGGCCGGCGATGAGCCGTTCGAGCATGTCGACGACGGAGCCTTCGGTGTTGTCTGGCTGGCCTACGGCGACGCGGGTGGCGCGGGCGTTGCGGCGGATGGATTCGCCGAGCGCGCCGATTGCGGCGGCGCCGACGACGCCGATCGTCGAGACAACGGCGACGAGCACGTCGCCCATCAGCCCGCGGGCGCGTCGCGCTGTTCCTCGCGCGCTTCGATCTCGACGATGGCCTGTAGGCGCATCGCCGACGCGTGGAACAGCGGCGACCAGTCTTCGATGGCGGCGTCGAGTGCTTCGTTGAGCCGGTCGAGGTCTTGGCCTTGCAGGAAGCTTGCAGAGAACGCCTCGTAGTCGGCCTGGGTCGGCAGCTTGACCGTGTCCTGCTTGGCGTTCTTGACGCCTTGCACGAACGCGGCGCGGGCGGTGTTGGTGCGCCAGCCGGTGACGACACCGTCGATCGCGGTTCGGGCGGGGCGGCCGTCGCAGTAGAAGTGGATGATCATGTCGTCGGTGTCCTCCGTGGTGGGGATGTCGTCTTCGTCGTTGATGGTGCGGCCGATCCAATAGCCGACCCGCTGGCGGAACGTGCCCGCCGTGTAGGGGTCGAGCTCCCGGAAGTCGATCTTGCGGCCGAGCGGGCGGGCGTACTCGAAGTGTTCGCAGCACATGCCCGCGTTGCGGCTGCTGCCGGGCGCCTCGAGCATGGCGGCGATGATCCGGGCCGAGATCTCGTGGCGGCCCGCCGGAACGGTCCCGTAGCCGGTGTGTTCGACCTCAAGGCCCTCTGACTCGTAGTTGGAATTCATCGTCCCGGCGGGCCCGGTCCAGGTGCCGACGCCGCCGTGATTGCACTTGCCGGAGGCGATCACGTAGGCGATGTCCCGGCCGTCGGGTTCGCGGGACTGCATGACCTGCGCGAGCGGGCCGGGGACGTCGGGGCGCCCGTAGATGTTCGTCGCCAGCGACGGCGTGGCACCGTTCGCTGAGCCGGCGGTGTGATGGTGAACGGCGCCGATCGGCCGGAACGTCGGGTAGCCGCCGCCGTCGTTGCCGCGGGTCTTCCAGCCGGCGATCTCGACGACGCGGACGCCCTTGGCGCGGATGCGGTCAGCGAGCCCGATGTCACGCATCGCCGGACGCCTCCACAGCGGCAGCCCACTCGACGAGCTCGGCCCGGCGTGCTTCGACGGCGGCCGGGTCATCCCAGCAGTCGGCGAACATCACGAGGGCGTCGGTCTGTTCGCCGTCTTCGGTGAGCCGGTCGGCGGTGGTGGCATCGACGTCGCAGCCGTCGAGGTGCGCGCCGTTGGGGTCGGTGTCGCTCATGCGGCCTCCAGGTAGTAGAGGGTGCTGTGAGAAATGCTGCTGTTGTGGGTGGTGCCCGCCTCGGTCGACATCTGAAACTTGATGCCTGTGTCGAACCGGACGCCGCCGTACAGGGCGATCAGGTCCATGACGACGACCAGCTGGAAGTCGGGGGTGTCGACGTTGGTGCCGAGCATCTTGTAAGGGGTGCCGATGTTCTGGCGGCCCTGGTGGGTGAACGACCCCGCCTGCCAATCCTCGGTCCCAGACGATTGGAACGAGGCGACGGCCTCGCCGTCGATGTAGCAGAGGTGGTTACGTTCGATGAAGCTGCCGCCGGTGGCGTCGATCGCTAGTCCGTGCCAGACCAGCCAGCCGGCGCCCGCTATGTCGAGGTAGTCGAACGTGTTGGCGGCCAGCACCGTTTCCGGGTCAAGGCCCTTCACCGACGACGAACGCAGCCGGTAGTCGCTGGACGGTGCATCGGTCCACGACACCATCGAATACAGGACCGCCAGGGCGGGGGTGGCGTTGTACATCTCGACGGTGATGCCGTCGCTGAACGGCATAGGCAGCGTGAGCGTAAAGCCCATCTTCTTGGTGTCGTCTTGTTCGACGTGGGCGTGCGCGCAGGAGAACTGGCGTCCGACGCCCTTGTGATGCTCGACGCCGAGCAGCGATCCGATATCGACGTCGATAGCCGGGGTGGCTTCGCCGTCCACGGTGACCCGCAACACCAAGTCTTCGGGCGTGGCGTTGAACGCTAACGCCATCCAGATATGGACGACGGTGCCGGGGCCGCTGGGCACTTCCAGCATCGTGAGGGTCTCGTCTGGGTCGACGAACACGCTTTCTTGCTTAGACATGCGACGGCGGCCGGATGCCAGCCCGCGGGGAAGGCCGCTGTCCAGGGCGGCGTGACCGGTCACCGTGAGATCGCCGGTGACCGTGAGATCTGCGACCGCGGTGGGGATCGATTGTGCGGTGACGGTGACCGTGCCGGCGGATTCGTTGACGGTGACCTCTGCGCTCGAGGTGGCCGAAGGCCGGTTCGATGGCACCCACGTGCCGATGATGACGACGTCGTTGCCGCCGTCGGTCGTCTCGGTGAGCTCGAACACGGCAGGTTCGCCGGTGGCGGAGGTCTGCGCGGCGGTGGCCGTGACGGTCATCGCGTCGCCGGTCACGTCGACGTCGAGCGACGCGGCGCCGAGCGTCGCCGTGAACGTACGCCCGTCGAGCGCGCCGGTGGGCCAGTTGAACGTGACGGTGAGCGTGTTGCCGGGCCGGTAGACGACGTTGAGCCCGGGTGGCCGGGCGTCAAGCTGGACGGCCGTCATGGTGTGTCCCTTCTCATGCGGGTGAGAGCTCCCAGGTGACGTCCCATAGTTTCCCGGCGGCGGACCACGAGTGGTCGATGCTTTCGATGACGAACTCGGCGCCGTCGATGCCGAGGCCGGTGTCACCGTTGGCGGTCAGGGCGATCTTGTCGCCGACCCGCCGGCGGATGGCCTGGGCCCGGTAGCTGGCACCAAGGTGCGCGTAGAAACTGATGGAGATGATCGGCCGGTCCTCGGCGAATCGTCCGATGAGGGCGTCGCCGTACGCTTCGGCTGCGGCCTCGGTGGCGAACAGGTCGGATGCTTCGGGGTGCGGGCGGATGGCCTCGTGGGCGTCCTGGCTGTCGAGGTCTTCGACGGTCACAAACCGGCCGTCTCCGCCGGTGGTCTGCGGGTTCTGCAGCGTGGCTTTGGTGTGCGGGCCGTTGTAGCCCCGCACCGCGAACATGACTGACTCGCGGATTGTGTAGCCGGACAGGGCGAAGAACTCGGTCGGGTCCTCGGATTCGCTGCAGTCGATCTTGTAGCCGGTGGCCAGCCCGCAGTCGTACTGCTCGTTGCCGGCACCGGATGAGTGCAGGACCCCTTCGACGAACCCGTAGCCGTCGGGCGGGTTGAAGTCGCTCGAGAAGTTGCCGCCGGCCGTTGAACCGATCCCGGCCTGCCCGATGATGAACAGGGTCGGGGCGCGGCCCCAGCCGTGCACGAGCGGGCCCGGGTCGCCGCCGCTCACGGGGTCGCCCATCGCTACCCCGTTGGCTGCCTCATACCAGTTCTCTATGCGGTAGACCTTCGCGAGCCATAGGCCCGGCGACGCCCCGGCGTTGTTGTAGAACCGGACGGTGGTGCCGCCCTCGGTGCCGTCGCAGAAGTGCGAGTAGACCCGCATGCCCAGCGCCGCTTTGGCTTCGCGGTGCTGCGTCCACCAGAGCGGCACGAGCCAGTCGCGGTTGTCGTTGACGGTCGACGCGGCGAACACGACGAGGAGATCGCCGGGGTTCACGGTCGCGGGCATGTCCGGTTCGACGTGGCTCGAGCCGGCGGTCGTCGTGACGGTGATGCCGGCGGGTGAGTCGGCGGCGACCCCGGCGGTCACCCGGTTGACGATCTGGCCCTTGTGGTCGAGTTGCCGGATGTGGTGGTAGCCGAACTGGCCGGCGGCCGGGTCGTCAGAGAACCACGCGGCCGGGGACGACCCGGCGAGGTTGGCGGCCGACGTGAACCCGGCGTACCCCTCGTTGGTCTCGTGCAGGAATCCGCGTTCGGTCTCCTCGAACTGGCGGGCCAGGTCGAGGGCCTTGCCGTCGGCGATGCCGATCGGGCCGGTGGTGACCCCGCCGACGTCGAGCGGCGCCGGGGGGTGCAGCAGCCGGGCCCGGGCCATCGCGTCTCCGACGAGTAGCCCGGTCGGCACACCAGCGATGGGGAGCCGTGGCGCGGCGATGTCGGTGCCGGCTGCTTTCTTGAGTACCCCGGCGGCGCCGATGGCGGCGGTCTTGTTGGGGCCGAGGTTGACGGCGGGGTCGATGCTTTCGACGGTGCCGGTCCATAGGACGCCTTCGATTTCGCCGGCGACATGCGACCAGACGTGGAAGTCGTCGAGCTCGGGCGACCGGCCGGTGTTGTTCGGCCAGTTGGAATGCAGCCCGGCGCGGGTGCCGTCGATGGCACCGGTGAGGGTGGCGGAGGCGACGGGCGCCCCGTTGACGTAGGCGGTGATCGTCTGGCCTACGACCCCGCAGCCGATCGTCATGCCTTCCCATCCGCTGAGCGGGTAGGTGGCCAGGTTGGTGCCGACCCCGGCGGCGACGTCGCGGATGACGACTCCGATACTCGGGTCGGTGTCGACGTACACGCGGCTGTAGTTGTTGGCGTCGGTCCATCGGACGACGACCCCGACGTTGCGCGACGAGGCGCCGACCGGCGCGGGGATGAGTTGGCGTAGCGACGCCTGCGCGTAGTGGTCGGTGGTGCCGACGTCGATGGTGGCGTAGGCGGTGCCGCCGTTGCCGAGCGCGGCGGCGACTTCGCCGCGCACAGCCCAGGTGCCGACTTCAGCGGTCCACGCCTGCCCGGTTTCGGTGGTGCCCAACGTCCCGTCGGGCCGGTTGAACCGGTCGCGGGCGAGTAGCACTGGGTCGTCGGGTGTCGACTCGGCGGTACGAACCCTGATCCTGCGGCCGGTCTTGAGCGCGAACGGCGGCGCGACGAGCGGGCTGTCGGCGTTGAAGTAGGAGAACCGGTCGTCGTCGTTGCGGACGGTGAGCTTGAGTTGCCCGGGCCCGGCCTTGCCGGTGAGCGCCGAGGGGAAGTCGCGGCCGGTCATTGATTCGACGGAGACAAGCCGGCTGGTGATGTCCTCGTCGGGTTCGTCGAAGTCGCCGTCGCCGTCGAAGTCCCATTCGACGACGATGTCGGCGACGGCGATGGTGCTGCCGTGAACGAACTCGACGGGGCTGTCGCTGCCGAGGCTGAGCCCGCCGCCGAGAGTGTCGATGTCGGTAACGGTCATCGGTCAGGTCTTAATGATGAAGTTGACGGCCAGGAACGGCGGGTTCTCGGTGTCGGTGTCGCCTTGGAGGAGGGCGCCGCTGTTGACCACGGTGCTGTCCGTGCCGAAGCTGCCCAGGTTGAACTCGTTGTTCGCGGCCCAGGTGTCTCCAAGGGCCGCGGACCGATCCATCCACGCATTGTCGGTGCTGCCCGCCGCGCCTGAAATCCGGGCGATCGCCGTGGAGGTTTCGAGGTCGTGGACGTGGTCGATGGCGCCGCCAGTGCCGCCGAGCGTTGACCCGGTGCCCGACGACGCGTGGCCGAGCGGGAACTTCTGCCGCAGGTTGGGGAGGTTGAAGGTCGTGCTGCCGTCGCCGACGCCGTAGGTGGTGCCGATCACGTTGAACAGGTCGGCGAACGTGGTGCGTGAGATCGCCTGGCCGTAGCAGATACGCCAGCCGTCCGGCACCTCGCCGATCGCCCCGCCGAAAGCGGAGATCATGCCGGTCGGGATCACGTTGCCCTCCGAGTCGTCGAGCGTGAGCGTGGGAGTGATGTTGATCTGGTCGCCGTTGAACTCGACGACGATCGGCGCTGAGAACTGCTCGAACCCGATCAGCAGATCGTCGCTTGTGCGGGTGAGCGTGTACCCCCAGATGTTCTGCGCGCTCTGGTTGGCAGTCGACGTGAACGACTTCTCGACGTTGCGGGCGACGGTCGGGTTGCCCTGCGTGATGGTCCAGTCGCCGGTGCCGACCGCCTCGAGCGCGTAGCCGGTGAACGAGGCCATCGTGAAGTCGGCGGTTTCGAGGGCGTCAATCTCGTCGGGTGTCAGCCCGGCGGTGACATCGGTCTTGTACAGCTGCAGTTCGTAGGCGACCCCGGTGATCCCGTCTTCGATGATGGCCTGTTCGCCGCTGTTGACGACGTAGAACGTCACAGCGACCCGCCGGTCTGGGCGACGATCTCGGCGAACAGTTCGGCCGGTGGCACGCCGTCATGCACCGCGTGGACGAGTAGCGCGTTGACGTCGGCCCGGTCACCGGCCCGGAGCCCGCCGAGCGCCGCGGCGACTACCCCGCGGGCATACACGGCGCGTTCGTTGTCGGTGAGCCGCCGAGTCGGCCGCTCCGGTGGTGCTGGCCGGTCGGGCCCGGGGTCGTCGGTCTGGCTCACCGCAGCGCCCCCAGGCCGCCACGGTCGAGCTCGTCGCGGATCACCCGGACAAGGTCACGGTCCGAGCGGATGCTGCCCGCGACGTACACGTTGACGGTGAGGCCACTGCCGGCGCCGGGGCGTGACACCTCCTCGCCGTCGAGCAGCATCGCCAGTCCTTCGCGTTGGCCGCGGGGCGCCTCGAACGTGCCGCCCGTGTGCAGGTAGGGGATGTTGGGCAGGTTCCATGGCCCGGCCGACACGCTGATGTCGGGGATCGGCCCGGGCATCGACTGGCTGATGGAGATCCCCGGGATCTGCAGCCCGTT